CTTCTAAAGAAGCAACTGCGTCCATAAGGTCTAAAAATCTTAAACCATCATCTGTACCTTTTTCTGTAGCAAAACCATCAAATAATGCACATACATTAACGTCAAACTCTTTTGCTATATCATTACCAAGCTGTCTACCAGCATTAACAAGTAAAGCGTCAGCGTTACCGTGAGCAGCTAAATCTGTAATTTCTGCTCTGATAGCGTTTCTTAACACTTCTAATGAAACAGCAGTTGTTTCAATACTTGTTAAATTAGCATCAGTTTCTTCAGTACCTGAAGCCATATTTTTCACACCATAGTCAGCGTTTGTTACATCGTGTTTTGTATATACAGGAAATTTAACTGTGCTTGTTCCTTGTGGAGCAGCAGACATTGTTATACAATTTTGAGTAACATTTGCTTTATTAAATTGAACGATAGCTGAAGCTATGGCTGTACCTAAACCACCAGCACTAACTCCAACATCACTTACTACATTACTTTGAGCCATTTTTTCTCCTTAATGTTATCGGTTTTTCCTACCAAAACTAAAACCCTTAACATTCTCACGAAGATATTTTTCAGCACCTTTAGGGTCTTTGACAGCATATTCCTCAATAGATTCATAACCACCAAATTCAGTTCCTTTAGTGCCTACTAAATTTCTAGCAGAAGGTTCTGGAGCTTTAGTTTTTAATTGGTCAACCATAAACTCTAAAACGTCTATATCTTTATTTTTAAATTTATCGTGCTGATCTTCTGGCAATCTACTCAACAAAGAGTTTCTTCTTTGCTCAACCATACTTTCGTATTTTTCTTTATAAGGTGAAAACTCATCTCTTTCAGATTTATATTTATTAGCCAATTCTTGGAATTGTCTTTCATCTTCAAGTTTTTTGTTTTCTTGAGCTTCTATTTGTTTTTGTAGTTCGCTTAATTGAGATTCAGCGTCTTGTGCTCTTTTTCTATACTTTTTGCTTTCTGCTATGTACTCATTCTGAGCTGGTTCTTGAGTTACATTCTCTGTACCACTATCCACTTCTGTTTCATTTGATACTTTTATTTCTTCGGACATACTGCCCTCCTATATGTTGTGTTTTTTAAACTTCAAAATACAATATCTTGCATTTGTCATATATCGTAAGTTAAATTAGAAAGGTGGATATATGCAAGTTTTAAATAATTATAAACAAAAATGGTTTGATTTTTTAGGGTATACGCCACACGAGGGTCAGCGTAAACTGCATTTTCCTACCAAAGAATCTGCTAGGTTTTTTGTAATGGTTTGTGGGAGGCGTTTCGGGAAGACTACAGCATCGGCAATGGAAGCGACATTCTACGCCTCCCAGCCGAATCAACGTATATGGCTAGTTGGTCTTTCCTACGATAAAGCCGACTTGATGTTCAGAGAAGTATGGGATAAGATGGTAAAAGGACATCAAAACGATATTATCAAGGCTTCTGAGAAAGAAAGATATATCAAATTCAAATGGGGAACAGTAGTTGAAGCAAAATCTGCTGATAACCCTGATTCACTTGTAGGTGAAGGGTTAGATCTACTAATCATAGATGAAGCAGCTAAAGTAAGACCTAGAATTTGGGATATGTATTTATCTCCCACATTATCTGACAGAAAAGGAAAGGCTGTTTTCATATCAACGCCAGAAGGGTTTAATTGGTTATATGATTTGTTCTTGCTTGGAAAAAGTGATGAACTTTGGGAATCACATCAAGCACCATCTTGGGATAATGGTTTTGCTTTTCCTGAAGGTCAAGACGACAGGTTTCTTGTTGAAAGAAAACGTAATATGGCTAAAGAACTTTTTGACCAAGAGTATGGAGCACAGTTTACAAGTTTTGAAGGTAGGGTTTATCCTTTTGATAGGAATCTTGATGTCGGTTATTATCCTTACAATCCACATCTTCCTACTTTTTGTAGTATTGATTTTGGGTATCGTATGCCAAGTGTCGGCTGGTATCAAACGTACAGAGTAAATGGTGAGTGGCATATAAATATGATTGACGAGATAATACACGAAACCAACATTAAAACAGATGAGTTAGCAGAACGAATAAGGTCAAAACGATATAATGTAGTTAAATATTATGGCGACCCAGCAGGATTACAAGCACAAGGACAATCAGGCGTAGGAGATATAGAAATTTTTAGAAAAAAAGGCATACCAGTAAACACTTTAACTGATAAAGCATCAAGAAGCATTACAGCAGGTGTTAATCACGTTAGAAGTTTTATAGAAAACGCCAATGGCGAAAGATACTTACATTTAAACAATAATTGTATAGGTATGGCAGAAGATTTAGAAAGTTATAGGTATCCAGAAGCACAAGACAGTAAACCATTAAAACAAGAACCTTTAAAAGATGGATACCACGATCACGGTTGCGACCAATTAAGATATTTTTTTATAAACCATTTTCCAATTAGAAACAGAGAAATCAAAGTGAGGCAAAGATGATGTTCAGTAAACAGATAATAACAGAGAGTTTAAACTCTTTAAAAATAGAAAATTACAGAAGGCGTGAGTTTTATATCAATAAACTATTAGATTACTACAATGGTAATAACACGGCTTACTATATACAAGAAAAATTTGACCTAGAAGCATTTAGGGAAGTTCCACCATACGAGGCGAACATAACTAAAAAGTTTATAAACAAAATGTCTAGGATATATACAGTAGGTGCAGATAGAAACGTAAACGAAAAATACGATTCTTTGACTGTACTAAAAGATTCTAAAATGAAACACATCGAAAGAATGACACGCCTACTTGGTACTATTGCGTGTAGAATTATATATGTTGATGGCGAGATGCCTTACTTTGACTATCAACCTGTATATTACTTTCACCCTTTCTTTGGTTCTGATCCATTTAGACCTATTGCTATCTCATATCCTTTGATGAATTATACAGACGATGTTTCTAATACTGATAGTGCTCAATACATACATTGGAACGCAGAAAGTTATTTTATATTTGATGAATCTGGCACTATTATGGAAGAAGGTACTCACGATTATGGTACAATACCATTTGTATTTACACATAGAGAACATCAATGTGATAGTTTTTACGTTGAAGGTGCAAATGACATAATGAACGCTAATGAACACATAAACATCACAATGACAGAAATGCAACTTGGTTTAAGGTTTCAAATGTTTGGACAACCTGTTGTAACTGGTGCTGATTTAGGTAATAGGCAAAGATTTGGTTCTGATGTTATACTAGAATTACCTAGTGAAGCAAATTACGACATTAAATCACCAGCAGGAGATATTGAGAAAGTTATAGAAAATGTTAAGTTCCAAATGGAGCTTGTAGCACAAAATAACCATTTATTTGTACAATTTGCACAAGATGGTGGCGAAACACCTAGTGGTATTGCTCTAAAAATCAAAGATTTAGAAAGATTTGAGGACTATCAAGACGATTTAGCACTTTTTACACAATATGAGCACGAAATATACCATATAGAACGTAAAATAGCACAATCATTAGGTTTAGCTATGCCAGAGGCGTTGAAACTAGACTTTAATGAGCCTGAATATCCAATGACAGTACAAGATCAGATAGCACTAGACAACCACAGACTTAACTTAGGACTTGTAAATAAAGCTGAACTAATGGTAGAATACAATAAAGACTTAACCATTGAAGAAGCAAATGCTAAATTACAAGCTAACGAAGCACAAATAGAGCCACAAGATGATAGAAGTCAAGTATAATATTAATTTTAAAAAAGCATTAAAGTTATTTAGAGAAGATAAACTTACTAAATTTACTAATAATAAACTTGCACCACAAACTGCAAAAGCAGCACAAAAATATATTAGGTCAGGTAAAATGGCAAACAATAAAAAAACTAGATTATCTAAAAACAATCCAAGAGGAACAAAAGCAAAACCTTTATTTGATACTAGAAAATTACACGATAGCTTAAAAGGTGGAACACAAGGTATAAGTGGTGTAGATTATGCAAAACAACATAGAGAGCCTGATGGCTATTTGTGGTTTAAAAAAGGAACTGACGCTAAAGGTAAAGGAATTGGTGGATATGTAGAAGTGCCACAAAGAGAATTTATACCACATTATGAAGATAGTGCAAAAGGAAGAAGAATATTAGCATTAAAAGGCACAGGAAAAGATTTAGAAAAAATATATGATGTATTTAAGAAAAAGTTCATTAAATTAATACTAAAAAACATTAAAAAAAATTTTAGGTGATAAAATGAGCGAAGAAGAAAAAATAGAAATCCTTTTAAAAAATGTAATCAATATGCACGAGAAGTTAAACATCATAATAGAGTATTTAGCAAAAGACATTACACAAGAACAATATCAAAGAGAATTTTATAGTAACGAAGACAAATTGGTAGAGATAGAAAAAGATACCTACCAACAAATGTGTGATTTAATGGAAAGTAATACAATACCCTTTATGGGCATAGCATAATGGAGAATAATGGATTTTTTCACAATATTGGAACAATTTGGAATACCTGTGGCGATGACAATAGCGTTCGGATTCTTTATATGGAAACAAAACAGATTCATACAAGAAACTCTAATGACAGAGTTAGACCAAGACTTCAAGAGGTTGGAAGGTATTATTATTAAGCTGATAGATCAGCAAAAGAAAGTACAAATGGAACAAAAGAAGTTAAATGGTATATTCAAAGCACAAGTAGAAATAATCGCAAGACTTTCAGGTAACGGATTAAAAGACAAGTTTCTAAGAATTATGGAAAAAGGTGGTATAGATGACTAAAGAAGTAAAAAAAATGCGTATTGAAACTCCAATAGGTAGTATTGAAAGTGATTCAGGTAGCCACGTTAATGATTTTATTAGTATTGTCGGCGTTATGGTTATATTCGTAGTATTAAGGTATATAATAAGTAAATACGTTAAATAGACTCCTCAGCAGCAATAATACGCTGTTCCCACTCTTTTCTTTGACCTTTAGTAGGTTTCTTAGCAGGTAATGGTTCTATACCCACAGCCTTTGCTCTTTTCTTCCACTTATACCATTCTTTACGCTTCTCATTGTAAGTAAGTTTCTTTTTTTCCCTATCTATGATAGTTTTAATTTTGATTTTTTCTTCTTTAACAGTCTTAGGCTTAATACGTTCAGGTAGGTCTGTAGGCATCTCTACATCTTCAAATACCTCTACTACTTCGGCGTCTTGTACTTCCTCTGCTTTAAGAAACTTCTCAAAAGGACTATCTATAGTAATATTGACGTTCTTAACTAATCTACCACTATGCTCTAATACTAATCTAGCAGCCTGTACATTGCCGTGCTTAGCCTCCCTAACCATAGAACTTATAACAGCAGGTAACTGACTACCAAACTCAGTCATATACCTTTCATATATCTTATCTATAAACATAGGATCTTCACGCCAGTATGTAATAGTTCTAGGACTAACACCTACTTGAGCAGCGACTTCTTTTGTAGTAATGTCTGGATTTAGTGCAAAACACTCGATTGCGAGGACTTTGGCTGGTTTCTTTTCTGCTATTTTATCATTCATACCTTAATTTACTACATTTTTGGTAGAAATTTGCAATACTTTTTTTATTTGGGATTTGGTAGTAAGAATCTATTTTTTTTGTGGAAGGGGTTCTGACGCAGGGTGTCTGTGTGCTATCCTCCTACACGCATACAATCAATATTAGATACGTTTTATGCTTTAGTATTCATAGCAAATAATCTTGCTTGTTTGGAGTATTGTAGATAATGTGATCACTATAAGAGACGTAAAAAGGGATATATCCTATTTTTTACAGTTAAACGCAATTTTAATTAATACCCAAAACAAAACAAAAAAAACAAATCAAACCACGATCCAAACTAAACTAAATAACTTTAATTAATTGTATTATCTATATATATAGTAGATGTATCTAAAACGGCACAAAATCACACCTTTAAATGACATTACAATATAAAATAAAACTTTTTTCTCTTCGATAAACTAAAATAATTAAAATAAAGTATTGACATTAATGAAAAGTTTCGTAAATTACTTACGTTAACAATTAAATAATTAACTAAAGGATAAATAAAATGACAAATTACAATAAAATAGAAACTTTCAAATATAGAGTATTAGGTGCAGGAGAAATTAGTGAAACAGATTTACATATATTAGAATTGATTGATAATGCAAATAAAAAAGAATTAGAAAAATGTTACTATAAGAAATAAAGAAAGGTAAATAAAATGTTAGATAGAAATAAATTAAAAGAAGCTATTAAAGAGTTTGAAAAGAAAATATCTTTACAGGCTCCAGTATTTAATGAACGTGATATTAATCACCTAAATAATTTAAAAGAATTATTAAACAAATAAAGGAATAAAATAAAATGAGAATAACAATAAAACAATTAGAACAACAAATAGATTATTTAAATGAATTAACTAACAACCCTTCTAAACCTTATGGTAACAAAGGTGCTAATATTGGTTGCTATTATTTGGCTGGTGCTTATGGTGGCTATCAATTACAACAAATAGTTAATAAAGGTGGTGGTTGTAGAACTTTATTAAATACAGGTTATACAACAAAAAAGAATCTTTATAATAATATCAATTCATTATTATTAGGTTTAGAACTTAAAAATAAATAGAAGGGGTATAAATGAAACGTCTTATATATTTACACGTCAAAACAAAAACAAAAAATAAAACGAGGATCGCACCACAATTATTAAAGAAAGTGAGCAAAAAAAATGAAAATAAGTAAACAAGAATATTATAGTAAATTAGATAAAATTAATTTACTTGATTATATGGTAGATAGTCAAAGAAATCAAAATTACTTTTTTTATAAAGGTTGTAAATATGTTTTAGAGTCAATTATAATAAAAGATAAAAATGATGTAAACTATCCAATTAAAGACAATTACTATAAATTCAATAAATAGAAAGTGAGAGTTAAAAATGAATAAACAAAAAATGAATGAACAAGAATTATATGAGTTTTGCATAGATAATATTATGAATTTAATAGACGGAAAATTATCAATGGACAAAATTATAAAATTAAGAGAAATAAATTTTTCTTTTGATTATTACATTGATGAACTTATAAAACAAATAGAAAGGTTATAATATGGACATTTACTTTATACTGGGATCAATACTTATTATAACATTAATTAAACTAATATGAAAGGAAAAAATGAATTTAGGTAAATGGAAAATAACTAAATTTTGGAGTGAAATTGCAGATAAAAATGATGATTATAATTCTATGATAGAGGGTTGGAAATATGAGGTTGGATATTGGACAAAAGATAATGTTGTAGAAACTGAATATTTTGACGATAAAAAAGACGCAGAATTATATTTAGAAGAATGTATACAAGAAGATAATATTAATAACTAATAGAAAGGAAAAAATGGAAAAAGATAAATTATTAGATTTATATGCAGATGATTTTGCAATTGAAGAATGGTGGAAACAAGTTTGTGATTCTTTAGGTGTAGATTATAATAAAGCAGATAAAGTTACTATATCTTATAATAAAGTTATAATTAATAAGTAATGTTTATAACTAATATTATAACCCTTATATTTGGACTCTGAGATATAGCAGTCCTTATCCCTAAACTTTATATTTAGAGATGACTGCTATTATAACCCTCACATTGTGGATCTTCGCATAGTTTATAACATTTTTTTCATCACAGGTCTGTTATAATTCGTCCTAACCTTGAACTTTGTGATCCCTTTTGGTAGTTCGTTATAAATTGTTATCGCCAAAAGTAATAAGCCAAACCAATAACAAGGATTATATTATAAACAATTAAAATGAATTATAAAAGAAATTAATTAAAATAAAATAAATGTTTTGGAAATTAAAATATTTATTTATAAAATTGAAAAGAATTATAAAAGGAAT